AAAGAGTCCATATATACCTGATTATAGTTTATCTGTAGAAATTGTTTCTTTAGTTTTATCTGTAAGCCTTATTTGGGCAATTATAAACTACTTTGGTATTACGTGGGGCGTTTTATTAAGTTTATTAACACTATCCCTTACAGGCTTTTTAGCAGTATATTTAATACGGTTAGGCATCCTTATAGATTTTTCTTGGACACTTATATCTCAAGTGCTTACACTCACGGTTGCTTTTTATGTCAATTATAGAGAGCAGTACAAATTACGTCAACAAATCAAAAAACAGTTTGAGCATTATCTAGACCCTAGACAGGTTAAAAAACTTCAAGATAACCCTGGATTGTTGAAACTGGGTGGAGAAAAAAGATACGCCACGTTTTTATTCACTGACGTTAGGGGCTTTACTTCTTTAAGTGAAAGTGTAGAACCCGAACAGGTGACGTATATAATGAATAAAGCACTTACTGCCCAACAGTCTGCTGTGCAAAAATACGAAGGTATGGTAGATAAATATATTGGTGACGCTATGATGGCTATATTTAATGCACCAATAAATTTAAAAAATCACGAAGACAAAGCTATAGAGTGTGCGTTAGAAATACAAAAAAACATGATTCAATTGAACATAGAGTTAGTGAAAGAAGGACTACCTAGTGTAGCTATCGGCATAGGGATTAATTCTGGTGAAGCTATTATAGGCAATATGGGGAGTGACCAACGTTTTGATTATACAGCGATAGGAGACGCAGTAAACACAGCTGCTAGGTTAGAAAGTTCTACTAAAGAAGTGGGCGAAGATTTAATTATAGGTCAAAACACTAAACAAAAGTCTAAATTTAAGTTAAAATTATTGAAACCTATAAAAGTTAAGGGTAAAGCGAAAGCATTAGAAATTTATACGTATGAAAAAAATTAAGAACATTATCAAATTAGGCATACAATGGGTTTTACACCATATATGGAGACGCTATAAAGTTACAGTATCTTTTAATAAAGAGTACGGAGACTCAGATGATACGGTACACATAACAAAAAAGATAATTGTTCAAAAAGAAAATCATTTAAAATTTCGTAACGAAAAAAATAGAGAAATAGAGTATCGTAGTTCAGGTGGACTTAATTACATTATCGAGGAACTTTAATGCAACAATTTTTAATAGCAATAATATTAGTTTTAGGTTTTAGTTCTTATTACTTATTCAATGAAAACAAAACACTTACTACAAATAATGCTTTATTAGAAGGAGCTATAGCAACACAAGAGGAAGCTATAAAAACTATACAAAAAGATTTCGAGTTACAGACAGTACAGTTAAACGAATTGAATATTAAAAGTCAAGCAGCACAAAGAGAGTTAAATAGATATACTCAGTTTATACAGAACTATGAATTATCAGCAAAAATACTTGCTGACCCTATTAAAATGCAAAGGAAAATAAATAATGGTACAAAACATATTTTTGAGGAAATTGAGACACTCACCACAACAGTTGATAGTCTTGATGATGGCTTGCAGTTGCAGCCTAATTCCTAGTAAACAGATAGAGGTTACGGCAAAACCATTAGAGAGAACTATAGTTCAACCAGTGATGCCGAGGGAAATTGATCTTAAAGAACCTATGTGGATTGTGATCACTCCAAATAATTGGGAAGATCAATTAGCACAGATAGAAGAACAAGAGGGTGAGCTGGTGTTTTTAGCTATGACTATACCAGATTATGAGATTATGGCGTATAATATGCAAGAGATGAAAAGGTATTTAAATGAACTTAAAGAAGTTGTTGTGTATTATAGAACGGTTACTACAAGTAAAGAGGAGTAGATATATGGATATATCACAAGAAGGATTAGGATTAATTAAAAAATTTGAAGGTTGCGAGCTTAAAGCGTATCGATGTGCTGCTAATGTATTGACAATCGGTTATGGTTCTACTAAAGGCGTAACTGAAAATATGGAGATTACTCAGAAAGAAGCAGATGACTTACTTATGCATGAAATGCCTGAGTATGAAGGTTATATTAACGATATGATTACTGTTGACCTTAAACAGAATGAATTTGATGCTTTAGTTTCGTGGGTATTTAATCTTGGACCATCTAATTTAAAATCTTCTACAATGTTAAAAGTATTAAACAATAAAGAATTCGACGAAGTACCGTCTCAAATGAAACGCTGGAATAAAGCAGCAGGTCAAGTTAAAGAAGGTTTAATAAGACGCAGAGAAGCCGAAGCTTTATTGTTCCAAGGCAAAAAGTGGCACGAGGTGTAGTATGCCGTTAAGTAAGTTTGTATTAAAACCAGGAATTATGCGAGAAGGCACAGCCTACGATAATGAAGGCGGATGGTTTGATTCAAATTTAGTTAGGTTTAATGCGGGAAGACCAGAAAAAGTTGGTGGTTGGCGTAAAGATAGTGGCAATAGTTTTTTAGGTACTTGTCGTGCTTTACACTCTTGGGTAGCTTTAGACGGAAGCAAATTTTTAGGGCTAGGAACTCATTTAAAATACTATATCTTAGAGGGTGATACGTTTAACGATGTTACCCCTATACGATCCACAACAACTAACGGGATAACTTTTGCTGCTACTGATAATAGCTCTACCATAACTGCTACAGACTCTAATCATGGGTGTGTGAGTGGAGATTTTGTTACTATTTCTGGTGCTGTTAGTTTAGGTGGAGTAATAGTAGCAACAGCGTTAAACCAAGAATATGAAATAAGTGGAATACCAAGTACTAATACTTATACTTTCACAGCTAAAGATACATCAGGAAATACACTCACAGCTAACTCCAGTGATAGTGGCAATGGAGGTTCTGGAGTAGACGGTGCGTATCAAATAAACGTGGGTCTTGACGTATATGTTGCATCAACAGGTTGGGGATCAGGGGCATGGAACGATGGTACATGGGGTTCGGTAAATGCTTTATCTAGCACTAATCAGTTAAGAAATTGGTCTCACGATCATTTTGGTGAAGATTTAATTATAGCTGTACGCAACGGTCAACTTTTCTATTGGGACAAAACTAATAGTGTAAACACAAGAGCTGTGCTTTTATCAGGTATTAGTGGGGCAAGTTTTGTACCCACTATATGTTTAGGCGTAACAGTATCAGAAACTGATAGACATGTTATAGTTTTAGGAGCGGATCCAATAGTCGGTGATGCTAGAAATGGGGTACTTGACCCTATGCTAATATCTTTCTCAGATCAAGAAGACCCGTTACAATTTGAACCTTTAGAAACTAATACGGCTGGTGATTTAAGATTATCAGAAGGTAGTTTGATAGTGGGTTCAGTTAAGGCAAGACAAGAAACGTTAGTGTGGACTGATACTGCTTTATATAGTGTGTCATTTATTGGACCACCTTTTACTTTTGGTCTCAATTTAATCAATAATAATACTGGTCTTATATCACCCAACGCTGCAGTCACGTCACCTAGTGGAGTGTATTGGATGGGCTATGATAATTTCTACGTGTATACTGGTAGCGTTCAAAAAGTACCTTGTAGTGTACTGAGTTATGTTTTTGATGATATAAATCCAGGTCAAGCATATAAAATACATGCATACACTAATAATGCTCATGATGAAGTAGGTTGGTTTTATCCTTCTAGTACTTCAATTGAAGTGGATAGGTACGTTGTTTTTGATTATAACGATAACGTTTGGTCGTATGGTGAATTGAGTAGAACAGCTTGGCTAGATGAAGGTACAGTTGATTACCCTAGAGCTGTGAGCGAAAATTATCTATACGAACAAGAATTTGGATTTGATGATGACGGCTCACCTATGACTAATGTGTTTATTGAAAGTAGTGATTTTGATATAGGAGACGGTGAACAGTTTTCTTTTCTAACTAAAATAATACCTGATATCAAATTTCTAAGTAACAGTGAAGCTGGTAAAGTTAACTTAGTTTTAAAAACAAGAGATTTCCCAGGAGATACTTTAGTTACTAACAGTACTAGTAGTGTAGCTAGTACAACACAACAAGCACACATAAGAGGTAGAGCAAGACAAGCAGTTCTACGGTTAGAGTCTGATGACACAAATACCGACTCAAGTAATTCTGAAACAGGATGGAGATTGGGTGCTACTAGGCTCGAGATTAGAAGCGACGGAAAACGATGAGTAGACTTTTATCTACTAGATTACCTCAATCTATGGGTGATTCAGTTACTTCTGATACGTATAATAGGTTAGTAAGAGTTTTAGAATTAAATTTAGCTACGTTTGATCCTGATAATACAAGACAAATTACAGCAAGTGAACGAGATACACTTAAATTTAATGATGGTAGCGTAATATGGAATACTACTGTAGGGGTGTTACAAGTCTGGACTGGTCAATATTGGTTAGACATTGGACAACGCTTAATCGACTTTGGCTACGAAGCAAAAGCCGTTTTAGGTAAAGTAACAGTTACTACTGGTGGGGATACTTCTATAAATATCAGTAATAATATCACATGATACCGTACAGAAGCCTACTATACATAGTTCAAAGTTGTATATATAATAAATAGATGATCATAGGAATGATGTAATGGGTGGTTTAAAAAGTGCTTGGAAAAGCGTAAAAAGGTTCGTTAAAAAGAACACAAGAGACATCGCCACAATTATAGGTTTTGCTATTGGTGGTCCAGGTGGTGCTGCTGCAATGGGTGCTGCTATAGGTCAGGGTATAGGTTCATTAGCAGAAGGCAGAGATTTTAAAGATTCAGTAATGAGTGCTGGCAAAGTCTACGCTGGTGCTAGTATGGCACAGGGTGCTGGGCTTCAAGGTGGTCAAGGTTTTGGTCAAGGAACAATGGGCACAGGCATCAGTTTTGGTGACCCAATAACAGGTAGTGGCGGTATAGGTGGATTTTTTGAAGACGTAGGGGCTACAGGTAGAGACATGTTTTCTGGTGCTGAAGGAACTAAATTCGGCAGTGGTGATTTAATGGGTAGTTTTGATAATCTAAACGCACTACAAAAAGCAGGTGTTTTAGGTATTGGTGCTAGTGCATTAAGTGGTGGTGAAGATGCACCAGCTGAGATGCCTGGACCAATAGATCAAAGTGGATATCTTCAACGGGGTTTAACTCCAGCTATACTTAGTGATGTGTATAGTAGTGACGGTGGTGCTAGTTCAGGCGTTATGCCTAGTTTAGCTAACTCTTACGATTATGACCCAGTTAACTCAAGTTTAGAAGCGTTTTTACGTAAACAAGAAGAATATAAATTAGATTTCCCAGAGTTTGAACGGGTACAGGTAAGAGAAGGTGGAGAAATAAAAGAAGCTTTGCCTGTAAACATGATGCAACCAATTAACCAAATAGGAAACTTGATGGAACCAATTAACTTTAAGCCCAGCTTTGGGTCAGGACTTGGAAAAAGAAGAGGCGGAGGCGGAGGAGTAATGGACGTTTTACAACCTGTCGGAGATTTTATTGAGGATAGGATAGGAAGTAATGAAATACAACCTACACTGCAACAGTTCGCTACTACTATAGACAAAAAGTTTCCTGCAAATAACCAAGGTAGTCAAGGCGATCCATATTCTCTTCATAGACCAATTGATAACTTATTCACTGATATAGGCGGAGGTGGCATGCCGTATGATTTTCCTCAACCCATAAATAGACCTTCCCCTATAAATCAACCCTTACCTGTAACACCACCACCTGGTATGTTACAACCAGTTTCTCCTTCACTAGATAATCAAATAACAAATTCTATGCTTGTTCCTAATGAATCTCTTCGTAGTTCTGGTATAGGCACGATTCAAGGTTTTGATGAAGGTGGCAAAGTAGCAAGATTAGCAGACGGTGGAGAAATACCAAAAGAAGATTTAGATTTAAGAGAAGACGGTGGAGACATTAGTGATCCTGAAGGCTCAGGTGATGAAGATACTGTCCCAGCATTACTCGCCGATGGTGAGTTTGTTGTAACTAAACAAGCTGTAGCTGGTATAGGAGACGGCGACCATGAGTTTGGGATTGCTCAACTTTATGATATGATGAATATGAATGAAAATAAAGCTCAAAGTATGGGCATAGGTAGAGCATAATGGCAACAGAGCAAACAACAGGGCGTACCGAGAGTTTACCACCAGAGTATTATAGACAGTTTATGGCTGGTGTTCCAGGAGCAAATATTCCTGGCATAATGCCGTTATTGAATCAAGACTTAGTTAATAAATTACAAGGTTTAGGCGTAGAAGGTGCTACACCATATAACTATCAAGGCGATAGAATAGCAGACTTTACCCCTGCTCAGCAGATGGCTATGCAAATGACAGGTGAAAACGTAGGTTCTTATCAACCTTATTTTGATCAAGCTCAACAGATGGCTCAACAAGGCTATGACGATACACGTAGTAGTGCTGCTGAAGGTATGGATTTTATGCGTCAAGGTGCACAAGCAGGTGCAGCAGGTATAGGCGAAGCTCAAGATTTATTAAGACAAACTTCAGGAGTAGCACAAGATGCAACTTACGAAGGGTTGGGTGCTTTACGTGGTGGTCAAGAAACATTAGGTAGAGCAGGTCAAATGGTGGATCAAGCTGGGTTAGATTTAAGTGGAGCAATGAATGAAATTTCAGGTTCAAGACCAGATTTAGGTCAATCTCGTGATTTATTAGGTAGCCAAGCAAATCTTGGTGAATCACAAGATATGTTGAGAAGCCAAGCTGATTTAGGTCAAGCTCGTGATTTATTAGGTAGCCAAGCTGATTTAGGTCAAGCAACTGACCGTTTAGGTAGTAGAGCTAATTTAGGTAGAGCACAGGATGCTATATCTGGTTCTTTAGATAACATTGGTGCTGCAGCAGCAACAGGAGCTGGTTCTACTAGAGGTTTTGATCCTAGTGATATTTCTAGATTTAGTAATCCATACGAAGACGCTGTAGTACAAAGAGCTATGCAGGATCTTGAAGACCAAGGTGCTAAATCACAAATAGCAGGTAGAGCACAAGCTATAGGCTCTGGTGCTTTTGGTGGTAGTAGAGCTAGATTAGGTGCACAAGAAAGAGAAGAAGCTATGAAAGAAGCTCAGTTAAAAACTGCTGCTGGATTACGTAGTCAAGGTTTCGAGTCTTCTGCAGGTAGAGCTCAATCAGCATTTGAAGCACAACAAAATAGACAAGCACAACAAGCAGGGTTACTAGGTAACTTAGCTGGTCAGCAAGCAGGAATAGGTAGTCAATTAGGTCAACTAGGTCTTAGTCAAACTGGTCAAGATATCCAAGCGGGTCAAGCATTAAGTCAACAGGCTCTTAATCAAAATGCTCAGAATTTACAAGCTGGTCAAACTTTAGGTCAGTTAGGTCTTAATCAAAATGCTCAAAACTTACAGGCAGGTCAAACTTTAGGTCAACAAGCCCTTAATCAAAACGCTCAAAACCTACAAGCTGGTCAGTCTTTAGGTCAACTAGGTTTAAGTGAAGGGGCTCAAGGTATACAACGTGGTCAAGCTATGGGCACTTTAGGACTAAGTCAACAAGGTGCACAACTAAATCAAGCTAACGCTCTAGCTAACATAGGTCAAGGTCAAGCTGGCATGGGTTCACAGATAGCTGGCATGGGGCAAAACCTAGCAGGTACTATGGGAACTGCAGCTGGAGGACTAGGTAGCCTCGGTACAGGACTGAGTAACGTATTAGGTGGCACAGGTCAAAACTTAGCTGGTGCAGGTTTAAAAGCTGGTCAAATGGGTTCTAACGTTGGAGGTCAGATGGCTGGATTAGGTCAAGGTCTATCAGCTTTACGTCAAGGCGATGTAAATAGTATGATGGGTGTAGGTGGAATGCAACAGGGTCAAAATCAAGCAGGAATGGACTTAGCTTACCAAAACTTTGTTGGGCAGTATAATTTACCTGGACAATTGATAGCCCAAGCTGGTCAAACAGCAGCAGGAATAGCACCAACATTAGGCGGAACTACATTAGCACAAGGTTCTAGTAGTGGTGGTTCTAACTCAATGATGCAAGGGTTAGGTGGAGCAATAGCAGCATACGGTGCACTAAGAGGTCAACCTGCACAACAACAAACAATGCAGACCATGGGTCCTCAACAAGTTGGTCCAGCTGGTGGACAACAACAAAATATGACATACCCCCAACAACAACAACAGTATAATCCAGCTTATCCTAGTGGTGGCAATAATATGCCACAACGACGAGTTTCTTAATGATAAACGAACAAGATTTACAAAGTAGTTTCGATCAATCTGGTGTAATTCAGCAAGCTAGACAGATGCTGGACGCTGGTACACCTATTGAGTTCATAGCTCAAAACACAGGACTAGATAGACAAACTATAGAAAATCTGTTACTTAGTAATCAACAAGTACAAACGCCACCTATAGCCCCACCCCCTCAAGTTAATCCAATGGACATGGGTATTATGTCTAATGACATGGCTAACCCAACTACTGAAACCGCAGTAAACAACATGACTAGTGGTGACGAGGAAAGCGAAGATGTTATGGCTTTTCTAAATGAAAGTTTAGGTCTTGATTTAGGTGAAGATGAAACTATGACTTTAAGTCAAGCACTTAATTCTGGTAGTATTGCTGGTATAAAAGACAACTCAGAAGCTTTTAGTTCTTTTATTGATAACGCTAGTATGTTTGACGACGTTACTGATCCAGAAAAACTAGAGATTTATAAAAAAGCAGCAGCTTCTATTATAGGTGAACCAGACTACGAAAGTTTATTAGAACAACCCGACAAGGTGATGCCGTACTTGGCAGCTGGACTTTCATTAATAAAGTCTGGTGAAAAAGGTGATGACTGGGGTGCAGCATTGGGTAAAGCATTTATTTCTGGTAAAAGTACAGCTATAAAAGAAGATAGCGATTACGCTAAAAGTAAAGCTGGGTTAGAACTAAAAAATAAAAACGATATTAATTCTCTTGTTACTTCATTTGCGTTAACTGATATAAAAGATAGAATGGCTATGAATAAAAGTTTAGCGATGTCTAATGCTAAAGCTCCTAAAATGTATGATTTTGCAGGCGAGAAGGGTTTCGCTGATAAAACAACTGTACCTTTAAGTGACTCACAATACAACGCTTACGCTAAAGCTTTCCCAGGTTCAATAAGACCAACAGAAAATAATGAATTAAAACCGTTTACTGTGATGGCTGACTCAGGAAGTATGATGAATGTATTTTTAGACCAAGATCAATTAAAATTTTATAACAGTAACCCTAAGTACGCAGGTCAAATACGATCTGGTCATGACGACCGTACAAACATGAAACTTTATTCAATAGCTCAAGATGACGGTTCTAAAGTAGAAAAATGGTTAACACCTACTGAATTCGATAATCTACCAGAAGGACAGACAGCAACAATTATGCCTACTAGTGGTGTACCAGTTTATGTGTTAGATAAACTTAACGGTGGAACTGATTTTGTAAGTCCTATGGAACTACAGCGTAACGGTGCTAGATACGAAAAGATAAGTGCTTTTAGTGGTAGCATGACTAGCCCCGACGGTACTGTTGTTGAATTTGGTAACGATAGTACTGGTAGTAGAGCTATTGAGCGTCGAGGTTTAACACAGTTTGAGACAGTTCAAAAGAAATTGGCGGGTATCGATAGATCTGTAGGTAATTATTTTGTTTCAGCTGAAAATTTAGACAAAAATATTAATGATTTTGTAGCCCAAAACCCAGCACAAGCAGATTTAATATTTAATAATATGGCAGGTGGTGCTGCTAAGTTAGCTGATAATTTTGTTATTGGTTTAAAAGGTTTTGGTCAACTTTTCCAACTTGCTCCTGAAAAGGGGGGCAGCACTTTTTATGTTGGTGACAGTAAAGTCAATTATGAGGATTATAAATCTAGTGTACTTAGTTCTAGTGAGTTTGAAACTTTTAGAGAAAGTCCTTTAGCTAA